GGACAGCGTCAAGTACAGGCTGGGCGAGCTCCAACAGCTCCCCGTTTGTCTGTGCTAGAGCAACAGAAGAGAAAACGAAAGAAACGAACATGAAAATAGTAGCGATCAAGTAGTGCATTTATCCTCCACAGGTTAGGGTTGTTATCTCTGCGACCGCTTCACATGCGGTTCGGTAGTCAGGGGGTACAGCGCGACACGCCACAGCGAGCATGATGCCTGCCAGGATGCCTAGGGCGCGCATGCGCCTAGCGCGTCTTTTCTTATGCTGGGACAATTGGTGCCAGTTTGGTGGTGTACGAATATCGGATCGGTCCGACCTGCACATTAAAATCAGCAGCAGGACCTGTGCCATCAGCTCTTGCTCGCACCACAATGTCAAGAAGTGAACCCGAGGCCTCGTCTGGCATGTTGGTATTCACTCTCTCAAATTCTTGAACTCCGTCAATAAACCAACGCGCCACAGGTTGTGTAGAGTTGGCAACTCCTACAGGTGTGTCTTTCCCGTGGAATTCGATACGGAAGGTTTGAAAAGTGTCGACCACTGGTGGAGTGCCGGTGTCTTCCCTTGTTGCACTTGCAACAGTATCCGCATTAACTGCAAACCAATTTGTATCAGCAGCCAGTTTCTCAAACATGACGAAACTTTGTGCTGTGCCATCACTGAAATTCAATGCATTTGTTTCTGGGTCTCCGTGCAGGCCCATGTGGACATCCACCCCGTCTGAACCAACTGTGCGCAACAGTAAATCAAACTCCATAGCTACCACCAAGGAATCAACATCAGTGAATTGGCTGTCACTACCGGCCCCTGCACGGTTGATGACCACCCGCTGACTAACCGCGGCGTTTTGACACCTGAGTTCAATAGCTACAGCGTTAAGTTTAGTCGCACCTGCACCTGCTAGCCCTGGAGATTTCATAACTATGATACAGGCCGTATCGGTCTCACCCAACATGTCATCAGTGATAGGGTCGTCGCTCTGGGCTGCGGCCAGCGAGTATAGCCCCGGCCATACATAGTGCATGTTGACAGCACCGCCCATATAAAAACCATTAGGGTCGATGTAATTATGTATGTTACCCGAAGCATCTGTGTAACCAATGACCGGTGAATCGTCGGTAGTATCGTTACGGGTCCATAGGCCGTTTTTAATCCACTCGATCCAAAGCCAAGCATTTGTCCAGAACCAGTTTACATGCTGGGCAGGCGGTCGATTACCGGGCTGATGTCCACCTGATTTCTCACCACTGGAGGGTACGACCACATCGAGCCCTGTAGGGGTCCAGTCCGGTAGGATTGTGGGTTTATCAGACATTATCTTTGCTCCGAAGGGTAATGTTCTATGTCGGGGAACGATGCATCATGACAGCTATCTGGCAAGTCACCGTCAACCACCTGTTCACATGTTTGGAATTTCATGTCGGCCAGGCACAAAGACAGATTGTCAAGACGGTAGTCTGACATGATGAAATCGCAATTTTTAAGGAATTCGCAGAGGTGGTGGGTGGTGTGACGAGCACACTGAGGCACATCATCCACAGCACCGCATCGACGCATCACATCACAATACTCAAAAGCAATCTCTCGTGAAGCTTCCAAACGGTTCATATGCTCGTCTGAAGACTGGCCGGTACAAGCTACCAGAAGCATTGTAATCAATAAAAGTCTCATAATCTCTCCTTACTCTAACACACTTACCCATTTGCCCCCGGTACCGGGGGAGGCATCATCATCATATCCCTGTGTTGCTGCATTCGTGTGATCTTTAATGTCCGCCCCATCAGCGTGCGCGTTGGTTGTCGTGGAAACTCCGGTGAAGGAGAAACCTGATATACCCGTGTATGTGACTACTTCTTCGGCCGCTAAAGCTGGACTTATCATCAGCGATCCTGTTGTTGGAAAGCTCCTACTCGAAGGTGAGAAGTTACACAAGAGTGTGACCTCACCAGAGGATATAGCGCCATCCAATGTCGTGACCGTGCCGAGTGTAAACGAATTCAACTCCGTATCGAGTAAGAATTTCAATTCCACTTTAACGCCTGCTGCTACCGTGTCTCTGAGGAAACTAATTAAGAAACCGGCTACCGTCTCTGCAACTAGTGCACCTTCCAAACACACTGTGACGGCTGCCTTGCCCGTCTGGTCGATGATGATATCGGTAGCCGCATTGTCTACCATAAGCCTGGTAACCACGATTAGATCGGCTACACGGGTTTTAGATCTACTTACGGAAATCCTAGCCCTGACGTGTCGGCGATAGTCATCATCGCTCAAACCGTTGCGTGGCTCCCCGACAAGTTTACCTATTATGTCCAACTGGACGCCTATTGCAGTGTCGATCGTGCGCTCTGTGAGAAGTTGAAATAGAGCATCTTCTATGTCTTGCATAGGAGCAACTAGGCAAGTCAACAAAGCTTCTATGTTGGTTTTGCCTTTATGCTGCTCATGTAAACGGGCAATCGCCTGTGTTACATGGTCTGTTATTTGGACGGCTGTCACGGGGTGGCCGCCGAACTGGACACAGTGATCCTACCGGTGTCTTGCTCCGCTAATTCACGCAGAGCGATAGCTACTGTGACTTCGGTAGCCGGAGCCGGAGCTGTACCGATTTTAGCGAACGTTACATCTAGCACGCCTGTGACATCGAAGCACGCAGCTTTTATTTGTGAAGCCACTACGTCCTTACCCGTAGCGTAATCAATAGCCACGATAGCGGCTTCGACTTGAGCGTCCCCGTCTGTGGGATAAATAGCGGCATCAAACAGTAGTGTGATATCAGTGTGAATCTCGATTATCGATGGACGAGTAAACTCTTGAGCATGTATGTTGCCTTCACTATCTGTTGCTGTCCCGCTTGTGGTTCCGAAGGTTAAAATACCGGCAGCAACAGACGCTAGCAGTTGATCGAAAATGTCCTGATCAGTGCCGCCCTCAATTAAAGCCTCTATTGACTTGGGGGGTATACCGTCAGGGTCTGTCACATTCGTATTATTGATGAACAGGCTTACTGTGGTGACACCTGTGACAGCCAGTAAATCAACACGTAAAGGATCAATGGGGGCTGTGCCAGGGGCTGCTAATTCCGCTTCACGTCTCACTCTTAGCAGTTCATCTGTTTCAATGTTAGTGCCAAGAACAGCATCTAGGATATTCATGACGCTATCCCAGCCACTCACGGGGGTCTCAATCGTTATGATGTCACCAGACGCACCTACAATTGGGCCAGTGTTGGCGGACTCTGCTGTAACGTCAATATCACCTGTACCGTTACCTAAGAAGCGCCAGGTCACGGTACCGTCTGTCTCGGCCGCGATCTCTAACGAAGGCCCGCCAGAACCTGCTGAGGTGCCCGCTATTGTGCACAGGTACACATTGCCTGAGTTAGTTCTCCTATCACCAACAACATACGCCGTGGTATCAGTCCACGCTGCAGACGCCACTATGGTGGCTTCCAGTAGAGTGGTGAATTTCTCAAGTGTACCCGTGACACTTGCCTGACTCCCAAGCGCCACCACAGTGGTAGGGGTGCCGGTGAGTGTCGGTGTCACCTTTGATGTCGTTGCAGCCAGTCTAACCGTACCGGTGATTGCACAGATAGAATCTTGCTGAGCACCTGTGGCTGTATCTGGGTCACTGGCAGCGTTGACAGCTTCCATGAGCTCCCATAGGTTCGCTTCGCGTTCCGATATGATCGCATTTAGCCGGCCTAGAATATCGTCATCAGATATGCCAACCGACTGGCCAAAGGCTGTTTTTTCAGACTCGTCTATCTCATCGCGCACCTCAGTCTGTGTGAGTATTGTTAATCCAGTTGAATCAAGTCCTGCCATTAGATATCCAAACTTCCACTAATAAATTCTTCGCCGGCACGCACTTCCCAATCGGCCGAAAGTTTGCGTGTGGTCCCATCGAATGTGATGGCTAGTTGTATGATCTCGTCTACACCTTCAGTGTCCGAAAGCATCTTACGAAATGCGCTAGTGAGCTTGGCTTGTTCGAACTTGCCACCGAGCACAACGGTCTCATCACCTTGTTTAATATCCCCGGTTGTGTCCATTTCAAGTAGACCGTTATCCAAATCTGCAAACCACTCGCCTTTGAAAGACTGCGAACGCAGTGTGATTTTCTGTCGAACGGTGACAATCCCTGTGGTGAAAGAAAGGTCATCGGTGATAACTAAGTCTTGTGTCACAAGGTCTAGTAGTAGATCAGCCATTACTCAGCCTTTACTTTCGTAGAAGCAGTTGGAGCTGGTGAAGAAATTGTGGGGACGGCTGATATACCGGCACCTGTGGTGACACCGCCGTGCACGTGAGTGTCTAGATAAGTCTTTAGGGCTGTTAAGTCACTTTTTAGAGCTATAGGGTTGGACGCATCTTTAGACCCTAGTTTTATCTCTGGTGCACTTATGACAAGCGCACTACTATCGACTTGATCTGTTGGGGCGGCAAACGGTAACAACCCGGGAATTGCTATCGCATCGGTTAATGCGTTACGTCGGTCATCATCTGGATCAACATCCACTGCCCCTGTGTCCAACCATTTGTCAAGGCTTCCTTCGGAGAAAATTAAAAGTACGATGTCCCCTTTAGATATTGGGAATGTAATTTTGAATGATCCGGCCCCTGGGAAGAGCACGGGAACCCCTTCGATTATGGGCAAGGATTCAGCGTCACGGGTATCATCCTCTAGAATAGCCGCCCTACGCACGATAGGCTTGACTGAGACCCGTTGCTCACTAGAATCATAACTCTCCACCCGGGCCGGCATGGCCGTGTGCATGGCCTCTATACGGCCATCAAGCATGGCTTGAAAACCTTGTATCAATGTAGGTGTGTTAAGGACCGTCACTTTGCAATCGCCTCAAGGGAAGAGTACCATTCAGGACCGTGTGTGTCCCCTTCATGCAACACCCTCTGAATCACAAACAACCCTCTGATTCTAGCGGCTTGCATCAGTATCAGGTTGCCTGGTTTGAAACGTCCATCAAGATACGTACGTACCTCTAGCACGGGCTTGTCCTTCTTCTTTGCCGGAGGACCGAATTCAGGAACGCCTAGCATCCCTGTGTCTTGTGAGATGGTTATGACCTCTATAGGGTTGGATCGACCCTTCTTCAACATCTGAAGTGTGCCGTCTTGAATACTCCAACCAAATCCAGCTAGCTTAGTGAGCCTGTCCATCTCACGACGGCTAGCCCCTTCCAGGGATAGCCCCGAGGTGAACTGCTTATCAAAAGCCGAATCTGAGATATTGTCCGGGGCCTTTAGCCCCATGCTCTTGGCCACCTCTTTAAGCGCAGTACGAATAGTAACGCCTTTTTTGAAACCTCTGTTGGTACGAGCAAAACTGTAACTACGGTTACCATCTCCCAGTTCCATCGTGGTCACCCAAGTGGCTTTAGGTTTGATTGAGCTAGACCACATGAGATCACCTGTGAAGATTCGTTTAGGACCTTCATCCTCATAACCGGCTGATATGCGGACGTGCAAAGGCTTGTTGATAGTCTCTGCGCGGGTGGTCTCTGATAAATTGTGGATGGTCAATGAACACGGATTAGGCTCTTTGCCTAAATTCTTTTCTACGCGGAACTTGACACGTAAGTCTTTAACGTTGACAGTGGTTTCAGTCCGTAACCTTGTAAGACTATTGTCTTCTGTCTTGATTAGATCCACCACAGCGGAACGATTGAAAAGAGCGGTCATGCGGCTAGCTCCGCATTGGTGAAGAAAAAGACCACCACACGAACCCCTAGGTCATCGAAACCAGCATCAACACCTGAGTTGGATAAATCAGACGGTGAGAATAATCCATCCGGGAATCTAGCATCAGCAACGCGTATACCCATGGGGGAACCAAGAGCGATCTTCATGCCTGCGCGTATCAAATCCCCATCCACATCTAACAGGTCCATATACCAAGCAGAGTCCCTACCGTTCCAGCGGACATCAAATATGAATTCCGTACCTTCAAGTACCGTGTTAACACGGAAATTGAATTCGCTTGGTATGAATGGGAGTTGAGTAGACATTATCCTATAGAGGCTAGTAAGGATTCACATTGATCGATTGTTTGCTGCGAGGGGGGTACCTCTTCAATCTGTTTTGTACCGATATTGCGTTTACGTTTACCACGGGGCAGTGCGACCTCGATCGTAGTTCGGTCATTGGTGACTAGACGTACTTCGCGGAATGTTGCTGTGAACACCAGAGCATCGCCTGTTGCTGCATCCTTTGGTATGGACAAGCTCTTCATGAGCATGTTGGTATACGTGCGTAAAGACGTTTCTATGGTCACAGGGTTTCGTGCTTCGCGCACAGCTAATAGGAAGTCCAGTGCGAACTGAGAGTTTAATTCTCCTTCGATCCGACGATTTGCTAAAGCACCTATGGGGGTGTCCGATACCACACCGTTTAATTCTCCTTCGATCCGACGATTTGCTAAAGCACCTATGGGGGGGTGTCCGATACCACACCGT